CGGGTAACAAGGTTACCCAACTGCTCAAACCCACGTCAGATAGGAGGAGCGTTCTCATGGCTAGCCCACGATTTAAAGGAAGAAAACGAGAAAGGATCTCGAATATTCCCGATGTCGCAGGCCTTGATCCCGAAGAATTCTTCGAGATGAGCTACGAGACAGCTCTAAAACGGGGAACTGGATACGACCGACTAGCATTTTCTTTAATTCCTAAATCCGTGATTGGATCCGTCGCTTTCGCGATTGATCCGTTCGCAAAGTTTAGGAACGGGAAAATTGTCGTAACTCCAGTACAGAGAAGCAGGACTAGAACGCGGAACTACGTTTCCGTACCACGTCGCAGTAGAGTCGAGGGCCTATCCATTACTTCGGTTAGGAACCACGGCTCTACGTGTCTAGTCACGCAAGATAGCGTATCTTACACGCCGCTTAGTACTAGTACTACGGCTGGCGTGCAACCGGCTCTGCAGTCGGTCACACGCGATACGACTTACCGAACCAGGCCAGCAAATTCGGAATACGGGGAGTTTGAGTCTTTCGACTACAGCCTCTCCGTCCCGGATTATGCTTACCCTGTTTCGACTCTGTTTGCATCATACACCACCAATGTCGGCTGTTTCGCCCCGAACTTTACTAAAGTTCAGGGCGAGTATCGCCGATTTACTGAAGGTGGTTGTGCATACTTCCCCGCTGCGTCTCTGGCGTCTCTACGAACGTCAAGTATTTCCGAACTTAGTCTATTGCTCCCCAAAGGGGCAATAGATCTGCTTCCGAAAACTATTCCGGAAGCTCGGAGGTACTCGTTGTTTCGAAATATCGCAGAACTTAAAGACTTGCCCAGGATGATTACGCAACTGCGTAACGCCTTAGGTGACTTGTCAGTTCTTGCCAGTAGTTATGGCCCGTCCATAAGTCAGAAGGTGTTTAGCCTTCAAGCTCGTGTTCAGGATATTCCTGCTGCGTATGTCTCCTACCACTTTGGTTGGAGGCAGCTGTATAGAGACGTCAAGGACTTGTTGGATCTTCCCGCCAAGCTTAGTAAGGAAATCAATTTCCTTATCTCGCGTAACGGGAAGCCGACGACGTACCGTTCTAAGAAGTCCTTTCCTGGAACAAGTACGGCATCTCCTGGCTTTATCTTTGATCTCGGATTCTCTGGTGAATACGGCCCGGCTATACAAACCGAGCACAAGCGCCAACACGAAATTCGATTGGTGGTTAACGCCATCTTCGAGTTTCCAGACTCCGTGATCCCCCAACTTCGACGCGACCTAGTCGAAAAGAAGTTGGGCTCTAGTGTCACCCCGACCGATGTGTATAATCTTATACCGTGGTCGTGGCTAATTGATTGGTTTACCGGCCTTGGAAATTACGTCGAATGTATTGACGCAATTAACTCGGACAAGTCGACCTTCAATTGGGGTTTTGTTACCGGAGTAACTACCGGTACCATAACCACTACTAGGCAGATAAAGCACGATCAGAATAGCAATGTCACGTACAACGGTGTTCCAACTCCATCATCTAAGACGATAAGTCTCAGTGTGGACGCGGTCCTGGAGTACAAGACTCAGATCAGACGATCTATTGCTAATCTGTCTGGCGTGAAGCTAACTTCTAGTATAGGCTCTTTGAGCCTGTACCAGCAGTCTATCTTGGGATCGATACTGTTAAGTCGGTCCCAAGGATCGAATCGCTGAATCCTTCAGCGATGATCACCTCACACTAAGGAGACGTTCTATGGCTCTCGTTGACCCTGTAACTGTAGCTGCTAATGCGCCAACCCCTGCGCTCACGTTTGCAAAGACGCGAGTGGATGGGTATGGTTCGGAGGCGGTTGATACTGGTGCGAGTGGTTACTCGACCCTTATCAACCATACACCTTCGAAGAACGGTAATCGGCACTATCTCAAGATGAATCTTGTGAAAAATGCCACCGATCCGTATTCAGGGCTCACGAAGCAGCAAACTGCTTCGGTCAGTATGTCGATCAGCCGGCCACCCTTTGGCTTCACCGATACCGAAATGGTAGATATGGTGGAGGCCTTTAGGGACTGGCTGTTCGACGCTGACGTTACTCCGGCGAAGATCCTTCAGTTTCAATCGTAACTGAAGTTGTCCAAATCTTACACGGGGCTTAGGCTCCGAAAGGAGCTTACCTCATGGAAGACTCGGATAAAGATCAGCTCAACTTTGACTTTGGTAGCGAGCGTGGGTTTCGTCTGGTTCGATCTATTGATCGAGCTTTTTCGATACTCATTCTCATTTCCCTAGTTGGGGTCGGGCTGATTCTTCTCTCTGGCTGTGTCGGAATGTCTAAGGGCAATTTGTCCTACGACGTCCAATCAGACATGAAGAAGTCTTCGTCGGAAGAAGGGGCGCAGCCTTAAACGGCTGTTCGTTTCTTCTTAACGAGAACATGGGACTCGGAATCACCTAACTCAAGGAGTAGATGATGAAAAGTCCGGTAGATCTCCTCATCAACCTTTTACAAGATATTGAAAGGTTGATGCCTGACGTGAGTGGCCTTGATCGTGACATCAAGACGATCAAAGCTCGTGTCGAACACGAAGGTGACGGCTTTTTAACCGTCGCCCTACCTGCCTTTTGCGACGCCCTCGATAGAGGACTAGCATCGGGTAGGTTTACCTGCCCAACGGGTTTTCGCAAACTCCGCGGGGGAGCGATCCCGAGATTACTCTCGGGTTTGCTCTGTAAGGTGTTCGATATGTACACTGGGGAACTTGTAGACTTACCATCTCTCGAGTCTGTAAAGACTTTAAGGGAGGTTACTAGGTTCTACAAGAAGCTCCTTTTGAGTTCCGATCGGGAAGAAATTCTTGATCGGAAGGCTAAGGAGACTTTTCTAAAATGTGACCAGGAGATCCCTTTAGAGCTTTCGCTCGACGGAATCACTAGTTACGTTTTAGATCGTGTTTGCAAATTCTCCCTCCCCTCACTTGATTGTTTCGAGGAGGAGGAGTTGATTTACAAGCACGGCCCCGGTGCTGTGGCCGAAGCCCTAAGTTCTAACCAGAAATGGGAAGAACTCCTCGAATGCGAATTCGAGGGTAAGCCACTTGGCTTAGAGATGCTGTCGAGAGACAGACTCTTGGTCAAGGGTTTACGCAGGTCAGGACACAGCGGCCCTAGCAGCACTGCGAG